CCAAGCCAGAACAGTTCTTTCGACGCCTCACGAGTGTGCAGCAACACGAAATCATCACTCTCTATGCCACGGGGCATTACACCTACGCTCAACTTGCATTGCAATACGATGTCAGCATAGGACGGATTGCTCGTCTTGTCCGTCGGTCTGCTAAGAACACCTGAATCAGGTCATCGACTGAGATCCAGGGGCGCTTCCTGCTCGAGGCGCCGTTGCTCAGCATCGCCGGTGGTATCGACGTAGCCATACAGGCCCATGCCCGCCTCGCTATAGGTCAGCTCGCCTTCGCGCCGTGTCAGCGCCCGCCCAAACTTCTCCAGATACCCGCCGTCGATGAACTTGCGCCCGGTCGCGCCGTGCTCGTGGTGCTTTTTAAACTTCGGCACCTCGTCCACGTACCGAAAGCGCACCAGCAGCGCATCATTGGCATAGCCCCCCAGCTCGAAGATTTCGCCTTCCGCAATGTCCCGCCCGGCATAACCAAACGGCCGCCTGGCCCAGACCTTTTTGCCCTTGAGGTCGTCGGACACGTCGCACGCTCCTATTGCACGGCACTGGCCATGAACAGGCCGGCACGCGGCACGGTGACGCGCTGATCGTAGTACGTGTTGCCCTCGATGATGTCAATCTCGCGCTCCTCGTCGCGCATCCGCTTCACGTACTGGAGGGCATTCGGCACCCGCTGCCAGACGAAGGTGTACATGGCCGCCGGGGTAAACAGGCTCGGCGTCTCGGGCACATACAGCAGTAAGGCATTCTTGCCCCACAGGCGACTATAGACGACACTGGCTTCTGCCGTGCCTTCCGGCGAGGTAGTGTGAATCGCCCGGCCGATCAGGATGCCATTCGAGGGCAGCCCAACCATGGCGGCAAAGGCGTTGACGTTGATCAACGCCGGGACGCTATTGGTCCCGCCATAGACGGTGCGCTCCAGCACCCGCGGGTGGTTCATAACCTGCATCCACACCTGCTTGCCGAGCACCAGCTTGTTGGGCTCGCGCCCAATGCGGGCTTCGACCTCGTCGATATAGGTGGTAATGGTCTGGATCGGATTCGAGTTTGCGTAGTCGCTGAACCAGACGAAATCGCCGCCCGTGGCTGCCCCGGTTTTATCGCCCGTCCACACGCCGGTGGTGAAATAGCGCGTCGCGAAGTTGGCCTCGCGGTTCATCTGAATCTTATCGGTGACGTAGAGCGTCGCGTCACGGTCGAGGTTATACGGCGAGTCGGTGTTGTCGCGGACCTCGTCGATCAGGTCGAAGCCCCACGAGTAGCGGTTGCACACGTAGGAGGTGTTGGAGAGCGTAAAGCCACCGCGCTGGCTTGGCGTGCCCGGCGCCCGCAAGGCCGCGAGGTTGCGAAACCAGTGGCTCTGGTCATAGGCCGGGATGAGATCGGAGCGCTTCATCACCGGCACAAGCGGCGCGATCGTATCGGCAATGTAGGCCGGGTTCTGATAGCCGATGGACAGGTTCGTGAGGAGGGCATCCACGTGCACGTCACGCGGTGAAGTCAGTTCCGCCACTTGGGTCCCCTTTCTTAGCCCGCCGCAGCGGTAAAGACGCCGGCCGGATAGCCCAGCGCCACTTCGATAATCACGCCAGCGGCCGCGGCCGCCGTCAGGGCGCGGCCAAGCGTCGCATAACTCGCCGTGGCCTTTTTCACCAGCACGCCGCCCGCGGCCGGCCCGACATAATCGCCCACCGCAATCGCGGTGCTCGAGCCATCGGCGATGGCATAGGAGCGCCCGACGTGCATCACCGCCGCCGCTTCGCCCTGTTTCGGCTTGTTCTGCAAGATGCCAATCGCGGCATCAGTCGCGGCATTGGCGACATTCACCGTATTGGCCGCGGTCAGCTCGACCGCGTACCACTGCTTGGTCGAGAGATCGGCGGCGGCAATAAAACTGTCTTCCCAGATGCTGATGGAGCCCATCGGCTAGTCCCTTTCTTCGCGTTGCACGCTGCGTCCGTGCGCCTGGTACAGATCCGGCCGCTCGGCAATGGCGCGTTCGAGCCCTTCCGCCTCGGTCTTCACCACCCCTTTGGCCACGTAGGAGCGTCCTAGGGCTTCAAGCTGCGCCAGGGGCGCCGCGCCTCCACTCGGCACGCCATCACGGCCCCACGTTCTGGTGAGCCCGGCCTGCCGTCCCAACTCGTCAGCGGCTTTGAACAGCGTGTCGAGCCGCTCTTGCACCGGCGGCGGCAGCGTCGCCAGGCCCTTGAAGACCTCCCAGTCGTCATCGGGATTCACCGGGAGGAACTTGAAGCTCCGCGCTTTGGCGATATACAGGACCTTTTCGCGCTCGGCCTTCTCCAGCGCCACCGCCTCTTCGGCCCGTTTGGCCCGGGCTTCTTGTTCCTCGAAGCGCTTGCGGAACGTGTCAGGGACGCCTTTCCAGAGGTCCTCAGGATCAGGCGGGGTTAGCTTTGTCACCTGCTCGGTGAGGGTGGCAATCTGTGTTTTAGCCTCATTGAGTTGCTTGATAACGGCCTCATGGGCGGCTTTGTCCACCGTGTCAGCCATCTCCTCCTCCTCTGGCGGCGCGCTCTTGTAGAGCAGCACGTGCGCTTCCTGGTTGGCGCCCTTCGGGACCAGGGCAATCTTGGTAATGTGGAGAGCCTTCAGCCGTGTCGCCACGCTACACCTCCTCCCGCACGCCACGACCTTCAAGACTGAACATCAGCAGCCCGCCCTCCTTCGCCTGCTGGTAGTCGGCATGGGCGGGCAGGTGATAGCCCACCCAGGCCCCGAGCGGCACGGTGCCGGCGGGAATACCCATCTTCTCCACCTTCTCCGGCGTAAACACCAGGGCTTCGACGAGGCGGCCACGCGTGGCCCCGGCGTGATCAAAATTGAGTTCGCCCGACTCACGCACATAGGCGTACATGGCGTCTTCGAGGTCCTCGATGGCGATCACATCGCCCTGCAGGTCGATGACCGGCGTGCCGTCTTTCGTCACCGCCACGCTTGCCCAGCCAAAGACGAGCTGGCGCGCATCGTCGGCTTTCGTAATGGGGATCTGCATGGTGGCCTGGGCCTTCTCGATCTCATGCCACATCTTGGTGTCGGGGTCCTGCCGGTAATGCTGTTTGATCTGTGCCCAGGCGGAGGCAAAGGCGCGTTCCGTGCTCATACCGCGCTCTTCCTGGCTGTTGACCACGTGCAGGAACATGCGCTGGGCTTTGGCAGGCAGGTGCGAGCGCACCGCCTCGGGGAGTTCGCTGACACTACGGTAGGGCATCGCTCACGCCTCCAGGATGGCAAACAGGCCGGCCCCACTGCGGCCACCGCCGGGCGCATCGGTCTGGACTTCCACGTGGTAGTCGCCCGGCGTGGTGGCGGTTACCCCCACGACCAGGGTTGTGAGCTCGGTTGGACTGACGAACACCGTCGTTTCGAGCCCGCCGTTGAAGACAATCTGTGAACGCGGCGTGAACGAGTGGCCGGTCACGGTGAGCGTCACATCGTCGCCCCCGGCCACCATACTGCGGGGAGCTACGGCGGTGAGGACAGGCCGTGGGGCGTCACCCAGGTCGGTATAGTTGACGACCTCCAGCACCCGGCCAAAGAGCCGCGGCAGCTCGGGCACGAGCGCCTGGACGGCCTCCAGGCTGTACGGCGTCGTCCCCAGCAGACTCAGGATCCAATTCATCACGGGGTCCGAGCCGCTCATATCCAGGGCATCACAGGTGACCGCATGCAGCGTATCACCAATCAGGCCGGTGATCAGGAGGGCAGGGGGCATAGGCGGTTCCCCAAAAAAACGGCGTGCCAGAGGGCTATCCCCCCAGCACGCCTATCGGTCTTCGATTCAGCGCGTTAGCGGAGCTGGTCGCTGATCGTCGTATAAAGACACTGCACCTGATGGTGCGTGATCACAATTTCCACGCGGCCATAGCCATGGGCCACGACCTGCGCCACCGCCACACAGATTTTCTGCGCCAGCAGGGGATCAATCGCGACAAGTCTAGCGAGACCATCCTGTGGTGTCAATGGGTTGTACGGGGTGGCGGCGTCGGACATGCGTCTGCCCTAGTCCGCCGCCAGCAGCGACGGCGTGTATGGCGACAGACGACGGCGGGTGAAGCCCAAAACAGTACTGCATCTGCAGTGTACATGGACCGCCGGATGCATCACCGGGCCAATCGGCGTCTGAAACGGTTCTCGCAACCCCACGCCGTCCGGGTTCATCCCCGGAATGGCGCGACAGATAGAACACAATTTTTCATCTGGCGTGAGCACCCAGTGTCTTCGTGCCCGCCCACTGTCCAACAACCCTTCCCGCTCGGCAGCTTCCCACAGCGCCTGCTGGCCGGCGGCCGCCGCAGTGATCGACTCCGTGCGCGCGATCATCTCTGCACGCTGGCGCAGGAGTTGTCCGGCCTTGCGCTCGACCCGTGCCACAAGCCTGTCGCCGGTCGCCCCACGGCTGAGGAGGCCATTGCGGAAGCGCTCGACCTGCCCGACCTGGCGCGGCGTCAGCCCGGTGAGCGCCCGCACGTGCTGCGCCTGCTGGGCGGGCGTCTGGAGCGGCGTGGTGATCGGCACCTGCGTGAGAATCCCCCGGACCTCCTGTTGGAGCTGCCCGATGGTGCGCCCGTGCGCCATGGCATCGCGTACCGCCGTCCCGAGCGCCTCACGGGTGGTCTGCGTGATCTGGGTCACGAGCTGCCCGGCGTGTTGTTCCGCCCACAAGGCTGACCGTGGACCCATCAGATCCCCCGTGAGGCGCGTCGTCACCTGCTCGGTGGGAATCCGTAACCGTTCCAGACTGGCCGTAAAGCTCGTACGTGCCCGCAACGCCGCCTGCTGAAACACCTCCTGCAACACCGGCTGCACCTCGGCGGCGATCTGCGCCCGCACCACCAGATCCCAGGCATCCGCCAGGGCGGTGGCGATCTCGGGTTGGGAGAGCGAGGGCAGCAGATGTTCCAACGTCTCGCCGGTGAGGCCGTGTTGCGCCTGGGCGAGGATGTCGCGGAGCCGCCGCCCAAGCTCGGGGCGCAAGCGGTCGGCAATGGCATGCAGGGCACGCCAGGCGGCTTCGTCGCCAGCGGGAAGTCGCCGCACGGCAGCGGGGACGGGGGCTTTGCGGACAGCAATCCAGTGCACTAGAGCACCGTCTCCTCTTTCGCCGGCCACCCGGCGCGCCGGCGCACCTCGTTTTCGAGATCGCTGAGATCCAGCCCGGCCTGGCTGTAGCGCACAATGAAGTTGCCGAGTTCGTCCAGGTCCACGGTTTCAACATCGCCTGGCTCCAGATGCGGCAAGGTCTCGACGGGCCAGCCATTGAGCGCCCACAGGGGCGGGAAGACCTGTTCGGTGAACACCTCCGCGATGCTCGAACAGATGGCCCCGACGCCCATCGCCAGCAAGTTCGTCTTGCTCGACGCCAGGGCAAACGAGCCGACGCGCTCATGGCCGAGCAAGAGCACATCGGTGAGCAGCGCAATGGCCTTTTCGCGGTTGTAAAATTCCAGGACCTTCGTGGTGTCGAATTGGCGCGTCCCGCCACTGGAGAGCAGCTCCAGGCGGTAGAGCTCTTTCTGCGTCGTGGGATCGTACTGGAGCGGCAGCACCACGCCTTCCTGCTCGCCCCGGCGGATGTTGGTCACGATCTTTTTATAGGCGGCAAACGCCGCCTGGTCCTCCGCGCTGGCGGTGGGGCTCATTATCTCGCCGGGCACGTACATGACCGGCAGCCCGGCCAGATCGCGCTCGATGCCGATGCCTTGCAACTCCTCGATACGACGCGACATATACCACGGGCGGTAGACGGAACGGAGCAGGCTCCGACCCTCCGGCGAGCCTTTGTGCGCCAGCGGGCGAAACAGCGCGGCTTTGGCCATGGGAATCGTGTACAGCCCGCCGGTCACCGGATCGCGCTGCACCATGCCCCGGAGCTGGTTGGTGTCCTGATCGATGTCCCAGTGGTCGAGGGTTTCCTGGGCACGGATCGGCAGAGAGTGCCAGCCCCACTGGCCATCGGCGTAGCGGCTGCGGGTCCACGGGTCGGCGGTCCAGCCCTGGCGCCGTTTGAACACGACTTCGTGATACGCCCAGCCCGCCCAGTTCATGCTCAAGATTTCTTGCAGTAAGGCATCCCAGCCCCCGGCCAGGTCGGTCAACAGG